ATTTCTATACAACAAGATTTGCTGTGTGATTTCTGTGATCAAGCTGCTGGGCAAAGTGGTAATCAATAGTGGAATTACTTGTACAGGGATGGCACCTGTTGGTACAAACACATTCAATGCCACAGGACCTGTTCCGTCAGCAAAGTTTCCTTCACCTTGATTAGTTCCGTCCAGATAGATACTCAACGGGCTGGCCCAGAAATACAGTCGTTCGTCGGCTAGTGTGGGTATGCCCAATTTAAGACGGTTGTTGGCATTAAAGAAATAACCTGGGGGTGCTGCAAATTTAATCAAACTACCCACGGTGATAAATTTTGAATTGGCACTGGTATATGTACTAATAGGTGCAGGGTTACCCGCAGCATTCTTAAAGTATCCAGTGGTTTCATTAGCTAAAGTTGTACTCTGATTCCAGGTTAAATTTAATACTTCTAGATTTGGTCTAAGGAAGTTGGCATAGTAAAACTGCACAAATGCATTGGTTGATATCAGCGGCTGCACTTGATTACTCAGAACATTGGCAATATCATTGTTGGTTAGCCAGGTAAACAAAAATGTAGGTAACTGATTGTCTTCCCATATGGCGCCGTCAGACGCAAAAATGTTTGTAGAACTGTACTTGCCTGTGTTGTCCACTAGATCAAGATATCTTGATGTACCAATACTGGCACGATTTAACGCATAGCTCTTGATGATAGAATTGTATTCAGTAAACGGAAAGTTGGTATAATCTTCGCCATTGACCATGCGATTCTGTGTGTAGTATCTAGCAGGCGCACGTTGTTTAATTTCATCTAGAGTTTCTCTAGCTTGAGCATTGCTTACTGGATTTGTGATACCACAAGTGAATGTGATAGTTTCCAACTGTCCTGATCTGCTGACATAGCTGATGGGCAATACCACACTTTGCATTTCCTCAGGATTGATAATGTATTGCAATCCGTTTGATGCACGAACATACGAACGGAACAATCCTGTGGGTATGGCTGAAAATATGCCGTCACCAAATGTCAATGTGATCTGATCATTGGCTCTGGATGTTACTGAAAATAAACTGCGTTGATCAGGAGCCAGTTGTTCTGCCGCAGCAGCATATACTGACTGTACATACTGCCATTCTTTAGTGACTGTGCCAGTGTTGTCCAATTGAAACAACCAACGATCCTCATTGTTTACACCATCAACATTGATATTCACAGTACGATTAGGAATACGTTCAGCCAAGTTGAAATCTTGATTCTGCAATACACCTTGCTTGAAGTAGAAAAAGTATCCTGTGTTGGCTGCTGCATAACCTAGTGAGTCATTGCGGAACAATATATTGAAGATACCACTGGGTTGTGGTGCTGGTTCAAAAATAAATGGCGATGTTGACGGGGTTCCTACTGATGTGGAATTCACCGCTTCAAACGGCATATTAACTCCATCCACCGTGGCCGTGTAAGGCAGCACAGGCAAAAATCCTGGAACTAGATTGATTGCATATTCAGAGGTATCCACACCCACAATAGTTTCACGATTGCCCGGCCGGCCAACTCGTTGTGTATCTACTAATGCCGAATTGATAATGGCCGTAAACTGCTCTAACCAGTTAAAGTTGGTAGGGTCATTCCAGTTGATTGTGACATTAGCTAGATTTATACCATTGAAATCTGTAATATTTTCTGTGGTTTGAACGGAAAATACTTTGAGATATCCGCTGGCAGCAGTGTTTCGTTTGGGGGTGTAACTTACTAGATTGGCCAGTCGAACCACACTGTCTCTACGTTCGGCAGTGTCTATGTAGTTTTCTCTGGTGTTGAGATCATTACGAAAACTCATGGCCTGACCCATGAATGCAATAACGTCTAGTAATGCGATAAATTCTGAACTTTCAATGAAGTCATTGAGTGTCTCAGGGTAATACTGGCGCAGATAGTCTACAAAACTCTTGCGTAGGGCTTCAAAGTCGTAGCTTTGGAAATCTGCTTCCCTGTAGGTCTCGTAGATGCGTTTCCAATCTTCTACTCCGAATATAACTGTTTGTCTAGTAGTGGTTGCCATGATCGTCCGTTGTTATTTGTTATTTACCGAATATATAAACGGCTACGTTTATACAAACGAAGCCCTGCGTTGTTGTTGATCAAAGAACACACTCAGCAATTGAGAATCAGTATTAGGAACAAACTGTATTTCAAGTTCAATCAATACACCATTTTCTTGTGGAAATATATTTACATCTGTCAGTGCTACTCTAGGGTCACCGCCAGCCACACGCTGTACTTCTCGCAGGATAGCAGCCATGGTAGTTTGATCCTGGCTTTCGAACAAAAAATCCCAAAGTATAGTACCGTATGCAGGACGTCCTGGTAGTTGTCCTTGCCAGATGTTAAAAGCGTTTAAGAGGTCACGCTTGATTAACTCTTGATCTACTAGAGTAAACTTCTTGTATTGATCTTGTGTGTTGAATCCAATGAATGTAGGCATGTTGATATTTATCCATTGGATTCCAGTAGAGATTTACGCTGTGGGTACAAAATCTGGTACAGGTATTTTGCTATTGCCAATAATTGCTAATACTGCTTGATTCACAGTTTGTCTATTCACTGTGTTTGCAGCAGGGGTAGGAGTCACAGTGCCTGCTTCAAGCGGATTTCCGCCGCCACCCAAAAAGGAACTGGCGAAAGAGAATACCTGCGCAAATTGTGCAGATTGTGCAAAACCGTTTATCACTGACGACAATCCCGGTACCGAAGATAATCCGCCGGTTAGCAAACTACCTGCACCACCTGACAACAAACTACCTGCACCACCTGACAACAAACTACCTGCACCACCCGATAACAAACTACCTGCACCTCCGGATAACAAACTACCTGCGCCCCCAGATAACAAACTACCTGCGCCCCCAGATAACAAACTACCTGCACCGCCCGACAACAATCCACTAATGTTGCCACCCAATCCGCTGGTTATTGCGCTTGTGATACCCGACGCTCCTGTGGCACTTGATAACCATTCAGTAGCAGTACCTGCACCAAATTTAGTAGCTACATTCACCAGTGGACCCAACTGTGTTGCTGATTCTAATCCTGTGATCGTGCCCAGTTGTTTCAGCTGATCAAAGTTTGTGCTCATTAGTCCTTGTTGAACTGAAGTTTGTAAACTGCTGCTGCTGAGTACAGAAGTGATGTCAGTGGCACCTAGTTTGCCTGTCCAGCTGGTAGGGCTCGACAGTATACTGGTAAATTTTGATGGGTCCAGATTGATCTGCTCAGCCAATCCTGGTTTGATCAACCCAGACAGTTGCAGTTGATCAGCATTGAGCCCAAATTGTCCTAGACCCTTGGTATTGGTGATTAAGTCTGAGGCTTGATTAACCGATGCAGCAGTCTGTGCCACTAGCCCTTGTATTTGAGTAGATCCAATGGTTCCAATTGATTGCGCTGCTGTCCTGGTGTTAACAAAATCACTCACAGTAATAGCGTTGGGTACCGGTAACCCAGTTAAGTTTGGCAAGTTGATATAATTGCCTATTTGTTTTGTCAAACTTATAGCTTGTGGGCCCAACTGTGCCAATGCAGAACTTAGACCGCCTGCTGATTGCGTGACTGCATTCACTAGGCCGCCCACTGGCAATCCAGTCAAGCCGCCTGTGGATGTTTGTTGAGAGAACACTGCCTGTGCTTGAGCAAACGTAGCTGTAGATGGGCCTTGTACTTCGTAGGTTGCGCCATCTGGGCCTGTGAATGTAAAGTTACTCATGATTTTCTTATGATACTCCAGTTTGTAGGAACTGGTTCTGCTGCCGGAGGAGGAGTAGGTGCTCCTGTACCTCCAAGATTTACACTAACTGCTACACCTTTGTTGTGATATGGGTATGGCTCATGTGTAGGAGCACGAGTGACAATGCTTTCTAAAGATTTGGGTTTTACTTTCCAACCAGTTGAATTGTTAAACTCAGTATCATCCAATGTGGTTTTGGGATACAGTTTAGGAGTTTTAATCGGAGTTGGTGGCAATCCATTGAGATCTATTCTTGCTGCCTTGAGTCTCAATGAAGCACCACCATCAAATGATCCTGTGGTCTTGCTTTGCAATGCCAGTGACCCGTCGGCTTTTATACCCACAGTTGATTGGCCATACAATACCATTTCGCCTTGGCTGGCTATGTTCATTGTGCCCACTGCACCTATATTAGTAGCTTGATTTGATTTCATACTGAGATTACCGCCGGCATACATGTTGATATCTTTGTCGGCATGCAAATTGATCGTGCCTTGTGTACGAATATTTACAGAATTGGTAGAATACACATCCACGGTGCCTTCCTCACCAAACTCTATCCATGACTGCCCATTGGCATGAATGATCTGGAAGAAATTTTCTGAATCATTCATCATGATCTGATGGCCTTTGGATGTTCGCAATCTAAACAAAGCGTTCTTGTTTTCTAAGTCGCCGTCGTCCATTACCAGTGTATGCCCGCCTTTGCGTCCAATCACTGTGACATCTTGAGGTTTAACTGCACCTGTGCTGAGTTGCTTGCGTATGGTAGCAGGATCTAGTCCACCTTGATAGATTGGTTGACCCGGCGTGGATATTCCATACACTGTGCTCGGGCTTTCTCGCTGTGCATTAGATATGATCGGTCCTCGCTCGGGATCTTTGTCTAGTCCTTGTTGGAAAAATATAGCTGCTTGATAACTGTGTACTGGTTTGGCTTGATCAAAGAATCGTGGATTTTTATCTATCTGTTCGTTGGTTGTGTTGATCTCAGTAACCGGAAGTTGTGGAGCATTTGCAAAATATGCTGCTTGAGTTTTGTTTTGTGTCACATACTGGGCTTGTTTAGCAGCGCCAATTGCAGGCAACATGTGATTTAAACTGTTGTTAATCACACTGCCAACGTAGTAGCCCTGATCAGGATCGCCCTCAACAAAGAAACACATGACCAGTGTTCCCATATCTGGAGGAGTAAACCACATGCCATAGCTTTGTTGATTGCCCGGATACGATCCTGCACCTGCACTGGTACTGTTTTTTTCTGTAGTACCATAGAACGGTGACAAATAACGCACCCAACGCCATGTTTCCGGATTGGTACTGGGTTGGCCTGTAGCAAACTGTTCAATAAAAACTTGTACACGCCCAGTACGGGTAGCATCAATGTTGTTGACAATTCGGCCAATGAATGGGCCCATCTCGGCAGGTGTGCCGCCGCGATCAAACTTGAAATTCTTTGTTCTGCCCGACGCTTGATTTGTATTAGTTGCCATTACAACATATTTCCTTTATTGTGGTTTACCTTGATCATCATTTACAATTCCCTGCTGTGGGTTATACGAAGCAACTGGAGTGTTGGCACCGTTACCGTAAACAAAGCCGCCACCCAATACTGGTGGTGCAGGAACTGGATTCACAACTTGTACCGCTGTATCTACCGTGGATGGGTCAGCTGGTCTAAGTTCTGCATTGTTAATTGATGCGATTGAATTGGGTGTTGATGATTCAATATTTACTGCTGACGGCGCACGGTCTCGAACATTATTAATGTTGTATACAGATGCACCGGCTAGTAATGCTGCGCCTGCTTGTGCTCTTTGTGCAGGATCCAGAACATTGTTGATGCTGCCCACAGATACTGTGCCGGTTGCTGGATCAGTTTTTCTACCTGTGTCGCCGGCAGCTACAGCATTCTTGGCAGGTGTTTGCAACCATGTTCCAGTGAGCTCTTGAGTGAACTTTCCACCACGAAATTTACTTTTTACACCAGTGGCTTGATACGATATTGCTTGTTGAGCAACGCCTGCTTTGCCAGCAGTCCGGTTGGAACCAAAGTTATTTTGTCCTGGATCCATAAGACCAGTTGTGGTATTGTAGTCAGTTGGCTTGTTCCAGGCAAATTCAAAATACGCTGCACTCGAAGTGAAGTTGATGCTGCCGTCGGCAAAAAATGGCGATGTGCTAAATTTCCCCGGCTGTATGTTAGTTGGAGGTGGAATCCACGCAGGATCTCCTAGTATGTTCAACGCAATAGTAGCAGTATCAACTGTGTACAGATAGTCAGCAGCATTGGCACCAGGCTCAAATGTATTGCCATCACTGCCTTGCCTAGCTTGATTACTAGCAGGCATGTATCGTTTTTTCCATTGTTCTCTGCTGTTGACTCGACTGGCCGTAGATTCATTGCCTGCTCTGATAGATGCGTCACTGGTCAATGCCTGTGTCCATGCGTTGTTGTAATTTTGTTCAAATTGTATAATTTGGGTATTTTGTCCGGTGAACCAGTAGTTGTAAACTTTATGTACACCTCTAAAAGAATTGTTATCAAAGTATTCACTTTGAACAGGAACTTGATAAGGTGCAATGATATAAGTCATTCTATATGCAAAATCATTCTGCTTGGGATCATACTCCAGTTGCTCTGCTTGGCAAGTGATATTAAACCACGCAAAGTTTTGTGCAGGTTTTCCGTTGTCTTTCCATGTATTGGTTTTTGTATTCCATACCACTTTTTGTTGATCTGTAATGTAGTTACTGTTACGCAATACTGTATCAATAAACTGTATGATCTGTTGTCCAGCGGTAGCAGATCGCTGTCGCACAGTGGGACTCATGTTTTGTTTTTCGCTCAGCAACTCATCAGCAGCAGTAACTTGCAATGATCCGCCAGCAAAACTTTTATCAAATGCTTCCGGTGGCACCACGGTAGCATTGCTCAACAGAGGATCAGCAAATTTAATTTCGTATATATCAGGTATTATACCTTTAGATGTAGCTATAGCTCCCCAGTAGGCGTTAAGTGCTGCAATTAACCCTGTGCCTACTTGAGTTGCACCAGGTTTTGGTGCAGCATCAGCTTTGGGAGGTGCAAGGCCAGCAGCAGAGTTGGCCGCTAGGCTTTCTCCTGGTTTGCCAGAAAATCTTGGTTGTGGTAGTAAATTATCAGCCATGTTATCCTCCCCATCCATTGTTGCCTGCGGCAGCTAATATGGCTTGTGCCCGTTGTTGAGGATCTTGAACGTTGTTGCTGCCCGGAGGTGATGTTTGTATAGGAATACCATTCCTGGTTTGGTCGCCTGCTGCTTCGCTAGCTGTTTGCTGTGCCACAGTTCCGACCAGGATGTCTTTGACTGTGGTTCCTTGAAATTGGAAGTTTTGTGGAATACTACCACGATTGGTACTGAATCCTGTTGCTGTACCCGGCACTACCCCGGCAATTTGATATTCAACCAGCTTGTTAGCCACTTTAAAATCAATATTGGTGATGGTAAAAGGAATAAATTTTTCCACTGCTGCTTGATTGTCTGTGACTCCAGCTCGTCGTGCAATAGGCTGCACAAGATTTCCATCTACATCGTAACCATAAAATCTTATTACCATGACATACGCAGCCGACGAGTAATTTGGTGCAACTCCTGGTTTGGTAATATTTTTCTTGCTGTACAGATCTGCCACTGCACTGTATAAATTATCCAGTAAAGAAATTCCATTGGGCTCAGTTATGGTGAAAGTTAAATCACTAAATGTAGCTGCGCCGCCGGTGGCCGTTCCGCCATACGCAATATTGAATTCAAGATTGTCAATGTAATAGTCCAGTGGAAAAAATGGACTGCGTCCATAGCCCACTGTGCCTGATGTTTGCACAGTGGGGTTGGTACCGTTGTTGGCAGGTACTTGATTGTTTACTGGTGCTCCGCCGCTTTGGACCAGGAGATAGTATCCTTCAAGATTTCTCTTGGGAGATTTGACCAACTTGTTATAGGTGTCAGGATCCACTAGATACCAGCTGAGACTGTAGGTATAGCTGGCATAGTAATCTAAGATATTGTCCTGTGATATGATTGCATTGGCT